GCATCATCACCAGCATCGGCGGCGAACGGGCGACCATACCCACGCGCAGCGGTGGTAGCGTCACTCGGATCGGCAGTCAAGATGATCCGATCGTTCGCATCAAATCCGAGTCAACCGGCAATGCGGTGATCAAAAAGCAATCCGAGCTGAAGCGGGAACCAAAGCGATGATCACCTACCGCGGCGAACAATTTGAGGGCTACAACAAGCCCAAGCGAACGCCTAAGCATCCGACCAAATCGCACGCGGTATTGGCAAAAGACGGCGATACGGTCAAACTGATCAGATTCGGTCAGCAGGGCGTATCTGGCTCGCCGCCACGAAAAGGAGAATCAGCAGCAGAAAAGGCCAGGCGGGCATCATTCAAGGCTCGTCATGCCGACAATATCGCCAAAGGCAAGCTGTCGGCGGCATTTTGGGCGGATCGCACGAAGTGGTAATCTGCTCCTGCTGGTGTATCCATGTCTTCAAGTCGCATACATAACGCCTAAGCTCATGCGCCCTAGCCGCGTGCCAGCCGTTGCCGGTTTGGCGATACAAGTGCTCATGCCGATCGATCGCATCTAGCACCTGCTTAATTAGCGGGTTCCATGGTTGACGTATAGGCGTATTCCATTCCCGCTTTGACATGGCGCGGTGTGCCTATTACGATGACAGCGTAATTAAGCCTGCGGCTTATCCATGTCTGATGAAACACAAGCTCAGGAGCCTGCGGCTACCGGGAGCGACAATAACGAAGCACTGCAACGCAGTGTTGAGGCACTTGAACGCAAAAACAAAGAACTGATTGCGGAATTACGCGCAGCCAAAAAGACGCCAACAGTGCCAGACGGCGTGAATATTGATGAACTGCTGGAGTTCAAACGCAGCTACGAGCAACAGCAGCTTGAATCCCAAGGCAAGTACACCGAAGCACGGCAGCAGCTAGAGCAGCAATTCCGCGAAGCAGCTGCCGCCAAAGACCAACGCATCGCAGAACTGGAATCCCGCGTGCGCGAATTGGAACTGGTGACACCAGCAGTGACGGCACTGGCGGACATCGTGCACGACCCTGACATGGTGCTCAAAACAAAGCTCAACGCCGAGCAAATTGAACGTGAGCCAGACGGCACCGTCGTGGTGGTCGATGGCTATGAACGCAAGCCAGTTGCTGAATGGGCTAAGCAGTCACTGCCATCATGGATGCAAAAGCAACCCAAGCCACAAGGCAGCGGCGCACCATCAGGCGGCAATGGCGGCAGCGGCATTCCGGCTGGCATGACCAATCCGTTCAATCGCGATTCATTTAATTTGACCGAACAAGCGCGATTGTTTAAGACCGACCGCGACTTGTATGATCGACTCAAAGCAATGGCTAATCGTTAAGCTATTGCTACCGGCTGCGCTGGTTATCTCAGGGCTGCGCCCACATCCGTTAACCCATTTGGTGATTCATCATGGCGACTCTTCGCTCTGACATCATCATCCCAGAGGTTTTTACGCCTTATGTCATTGAGCAAACCACTCTGCGTGATGCCTTCTTGGCTAGCGGTGTGGTGCAGCCCATGGCTGAGCTGAACGCTACTGAGGGTGGTGATTTTATCAATGTGCCTTTCTGGAAGGCCAACCTGTCTGGCGACTTTGAGGTGCTGTCTGACAGCAGCTCGCTGACCCCCGGCAAAATTGAAGCTGGCAAGCAAGTCGGCGTCATCCTGCACCGTGGCCGCGCCTTTGAGGCTCGTGATCTGGCTGCTCTGGCTGCTGGCTCTGACCCCATGGCCGCTATCGGCGCCAAGATCGCTGATTACGTCGCTAACCAGCGTCAAAAAGACCTGCTGGCTTGCCTGCAGGGTGTGTTCGGCAGCCTGAATGCCAATACCAGCAGCTCGGCTTTCTTTGGCCTGACCATTGACTCCGAGTCCGCTGACACCCCGACCACCCTGAGCCCCCGTCACGTTGCCGAAGCCAAGGCTCTTCTCGGCGATCAAGGCGACAAACTGACCGCTCTGGCCGTGCACTCCAAGGTCTATTACGACCTGGTTGAGCGCAAGGCGATTGATTATGTCAGCACTGCCGAAGCTCGTGGCACCACCACCACCCAATCGGGAGGCTCGATGGTTGCTGCCTATGGCGGTGATGTGAACGTCCCCACGTTCTGCGGCCTGCGTGTGATCGTGTCGGATGATGTGCAAACTGCCGGTTCCGGCAGCAGCACCGAGTACGCCACTTACTTCTTCACCCAAGGTGCAGTCGCAAGCGGCGAGCAATTGGCAATGCAGACCGAAACCGATCGTGACATCCTCGCCAAGAGCGATGCCATGTCGATTGACCTGCACTATTGCTACCACCCCGTTGGCGCTAAGTGGGGCGTGACTACGGTCAACCCGACTCGCGGTCAGCTTGAAACCGTGGGCAACTGGTCCAAGGTGTATGAGCTGAAGAACATCGGCGTGGTGCGTGCCACTAACGTTTCCAACATGGATTGATAGGAGGCACTAACCATGGCATCTGTATTTGAAGCAGTCGCCGGCAAGGCGATCGGCTATCCCGAAGGCACTGGCGGCGCTGTCGTCCAGGAAACCAGCAAGGCTACAGGGGTCACCCTGAACAAGCCCGCTGGCGAGATCACTACTCATGACGCCTCCCTTGCGGGTGGCGCTGAGGTGAGCTTTGTTGTGACCAACTCCTTTGTTGGCCTCAATGATGTTCCCGTAGTCGCTGTCCGCTCTGGCGCTACCACTGGCACTTATGTTGCCAGCGTGAGTGCCGTTGCTGCTGGCTCGTTCACCGTCACCCTGTCAAACCTCGGCACTACCGCAGGTGAGGCACTGGTGTTGAACTACGCCATCATCAAGGGCGCCGAGGCCTGATCATGGGTCTGTTTGCCTTTCGCAGGCAACGTGAAAAGGAGGCTGCTGCTAACGCGGCGGCCTCTCTTTCTATGCCAGAGCCTGCGCCTACACTAGAACCACAGGAGCCACCCAACGATGGCAGTCGTAATCGTAGCCACCGTCGGGTCGGCAAGCGCAAACTCGTATCTGACGCTGAATGAAGCGCAGGCCATCATTGATGGCTTTGTCGAGAATCCAGATGTGCAGCACTGGAACAGCGGCAACACCGATAGCCGCAACCGTGCATTATTCACTGCAACGCAGCGGCTAGATCGTGAGCGGTTTTTAGGCGCTCGTGCCACTGATACGCAAGCCTTGCAGTGGCCGCGTACCGGCGTGCGCAAGCCTGATACCTATATCAACACCTATGCCGTAGGGTTTCCATTTCGGATCACGACGGACTATTTCACCGATACCGAAATCCCGCAGCAGATCAAATATGCGCAGGCACTGCTAGCGGTTTACCTGCACAGCAACACCAGCGGCCTTGACCTTAGCGGCCTTGAGGATTACAAGAACGTCAAAATCGGCAGCCTTGACGTGACGCCGAACCTTGGCTACGGAGCTGTTGGTGCCGACCGCGTGCCGCCATTGATGGAGCGATACCTGACAGGGCTTAGAATTAGTGGACCAGGCAACTTTTCAATTCGCCGGAGCTGATCAATGGGCTACATGTATCCCGGTGCCGAATTCATCGATGACACGGTTGCCCATGCTGGCCGCTTTGGCAAGATCGTGGCACTTGAAGATTCTGTCATCGCAAGCCTGACGGCTCAGGACTGGACCGGCAATGCGCTGACGGCCATCCCCTTTAAGGCCAGCACCGAGATCGAAGGCGTCTTTACCAGCATCACGTTGACCAGTGGCACTGTCGTTGCCTATCGCCTCTGATGGCCTTATCCACATCGCTGCGATCAGTTGCCAGTAAGGTGGTCAACAAATTTGGCGGCGATGTGACTTTTCGTCGAATCGTCACCGGTGCTTATAACGCCAGCACTGGCACCGTTGTCGAAAACTCAACCGATACCGGTATCAAAGGTGTTCTTGAGGACGTCAGCAAGCGCGAAGTCAGCGACCTTGTGCAGGCTGGCGACAAGAGGCTGATCATTGCGGCCCAAGATCTTAATGGCACAGTGCCAACCACAGCGGACAAGGTGGTTATCAGCGGCCGTGTGCTGCAAATCATCCGCGTCGATACGATTGAGCAAGACAATCAACCCATCACCTACGAGCTGATCTTGAGGGACTGATGGCGCGCAACATTTTGGTCAAGGATATTGGCAGTTATGTCGAGCAGCAATTTGAGAAGTTGCTGCGTGCATCAGTGCTAGAAACCGACAGTCTGCTTAAGCAGGCCAGCCCTGTTGATACTGGCAGGTTTCGCGCTAGTTGGCAGGTGGGCGAGAACTCGGCCCCTGGCGGCCAAAAGCCAGACGGCGACTATTCAACAACGCCGGGCATTGAGCGCCTTGGCTACACGCAAGAGCGCGTCGGTAACATCTACAGCGTGCATAACAACTTGCCATATGCTGAGCCACTTGCCAATGGCAGCAGCAAGCAATCACCACCTGGCTGGGTGCAGGGCGTTGCCAAAGACGTGCAGACTAGGGTGCGCGTAGCAGCGGCCAAAATCGGCAGGGAATCATGAGCAGCACCTACAACGATGTTCGCGCTGCCATCGAGGGCCGCATTGCAACCGAGATGGCTGCAGCGCCGGCATATCCGGTCAGCTACCAGAATGCGCCTTACGTGCCGGTCAACAACAGCCCATGGCTGCAGGTATTTATCCGCTTTGGCGACAATGCCTACGCCACCCTGCTGGGGCCTGCCACTGGCATGAACCGACAAAACGGCACGCTGACGATCAATATCTTTACCCCCATCGGCGTTGGCGCTGCTGCAAATTACGCCATCGCCGAACGCGTCAAGGATTTATTTGATCGCCGCACCGTGTCACAGATCATCTTTGATGCAGCATCAGGACCGGCGCAGGTGACGCCTGCAGCACCTGAGGCCTATTTTCAGACGCAAATCAATATCACTTTTGAGGCCTACCTGAACTAGCTAGACTACTGCTAGCCAACTACCGTTCAAGTCATGGCAACTGTTCTGTCCGGTACGTCCGGCGCTCTCTACTACAAGCCCGCTGGCACAAAGGCCACATTTGCTGAAGCCAATGTCAGCGTTGCTAACGATGAAATCACCGTCGCCACCTACCTCAACTTCAAGGTAGGCGATCCTGTCAAATTCAGCGTTGTCAATACAGAAACCGGCGCTGCTGGCAGCGGCACCCTGCCTTCCGGCATCACTGCTGGCACGACCTATTACGTCATTGGATACACCGCATCGACTGGCGTGATGCAGGTATCCGCTACTGCTGGTGGCTCCACGGTTGCAATCACCGATGACGGCACGGCTGTTACGCCTAATGCCTTCCAGGTTGCCTATGCCGACTATGCGGCGGTAGGTGATGTGCGCGAATGGTCCTTTGAGATCACCCGCGAAGAGATTGATGTGACCGCTATTGGCCAAACTGCTGCACAGTACGCGCCATTCCGCCGTTACATCACGGGCTTTGCCGATGGCGAAGGGTCGGCCATGGTGTACATCACTGATGATGACAGCAACTTGGCCAACCGCATGGTGCAGGACGTGATCCAGTCCACGCAAACTGGCGCAGCATTCAAGCTGTATATCGACCGCGTGCTGAGTGGCGGCAGCCCTAGCGCTGCATCAAGCCGCAGCATTGAGTTTGAAGCAGTGCTGACCTCGGCCAGCCTGACCGTTAACCCCGACGATGCTCAAATGGTTGAGATTGCATTCCGCCCGGCGGCTGCTCCTACTTTCGACTTCAGCAAGTCGGTCTGATACATTTAATGCCCCGGCCCTTGCGCTGGGGCTTTTTTGTGCTTAGATTTCTGATATGCCAAACATCCAATCATCAATGCGTGCTCTTGATCGCCTAAAGAAGGCCGCGCATCTCGTGCCCATCAAAAAGTGCGTCACGCTGAGCGATGGCACTGAATTTGAGTTTTACTGCACGCCGTTGACCATGGCAGAGCGCGAAAAGGCGCAGAAAGATGCAGGCAGCGAAGAGGCTACAGCATTTGCATTGCAACTGCTGATCCAAAAAGCTAAGGACGATGCAGGCCAGCCGTTGTTTCGCGCTGGCGAAGTGGCTGAACTTAAGAATGAGGTACGTGATGAAGACCTGCAAGCGCTAATGCTGGCTGTCATCACCGACAAGAATGACGTAGCAGAGGAAGACGCAAAAAAGAGCTGAAGCGTGACATTTACATGCGGCTCATGATGCGGCTTGCCCGCGATCTGGGCTATACCGTCATGGAGTTAAGTCAGCGCATCACAATTGAGGAGTTGCGACTGTGGGCCATGTTGTACGAAATCGAAGGCAAGGAGCATGACGAAGCAATGCGCAAGGCCAAGCATCGGTAGAATGGCGCTATAGGGAGGCGTCATCGTGTCAGTCGTAGCCAATGTTGCGATTAACGTTGACGCTCGTGGCGCGGCCAAAGAGCTTAACAAGGTCAACGATGCCGCCGGCGAACTCAACCAAACATTTGGCGCGTTAAAAGCTGCAGTAGCAGCGCTTGGCCTGGGCATGGCCATTAAATCAATTGCCGATGTAGGGAATGAGTCACAGAAGAGCAAGATATTTCTTCAATCATTAACAGCTCAGTATGGCGAATTAAACAAGGCGACTGAATCTATTACAAGAATCCAAAAAATGCTGGGAATCAGCACTATTGAGGCGCGAGAGGGATATGGTCAGCTATATGCGGCGCTGCGGTCTACCGGCGTATCAACCGAGCAACTCGAAGTATTGTTCGTTGGACTCACAAAGGCAGCAAGACTTTCTGGCGCAGGCGCACAAGAAACTGCAGCGGCAATGCTTCAGCTGAAGCAAGGTCTAGCCTCTGGTGTTCTGCAGGGTGAAAATTTAACCTCTGTTCTTGAGTACATGCCTGCGTTAGTGCAAGCAATGACAAAAGAAACAGATCGTCTTGGCTTGACAGTAAATGGCACAGGCGCTGACCTAAAAAAACTTGGCGCTGATGGAAAATTGACTGCAGATATTGTTTTTGCGGCGGCACAAAAGATGGCAAAGGCAAATGCACCGATGCAAACTGCGTCTGATCAATTAGCAACAACTTTCAAAGAATTAAAAGAGCGTATTGCTGAAGCGTTTGGCCCATCTATTACTTCGATTGTTCAAAAATTTGCAGCGGCATTGCTCGGCATCGGAAATTGGTTTAAGGAAAATGAGCGTTCTATATCTGGATTTGCCAAAGGTTTTGTTGCCATCGCCAAAGCAGTTGGTCCCATTGCTGCCGGCATTTTTGTTGTAGTTAAGGCTTATCAGGCATGGCAGGCCATCAGCAAAGCAGTAGCCGCCACGCAGGCATTCATCATGGCATTACAGGGTCCCAAAGGCCTTGCAATGATTGCTGCAGCAGCCAGCGCATCGGCAATAGCTTATAAAACACTTGGGGATATTTCTAAAAATGTCAGCGCAGAGATCACCAAACAAAAAACAGAAGCCGAAAAGGCAAAAAATGAATTTGCTAAGATTGCAAGCACTGTTGATGGCATCCCAGGAAAAATAAAACCAGCCACGGATGGCGTTAAAGATATGGCAGCAGCGGCGCAAAAGGGACAATTGGCAGTTGAAGCCCAAATGTCCTCTCTCGACCGTGGGGCATCGGTTGCGTCGGCAAGACTTGATGCAGAAAAAGCGATCAATGATCTGCAGGGCCAGCAGCTTGAACGTCAATACGAATTGGCGCAAACTGCACAGCAGCGACTAAATATTGCAACACAGATATTTGGCAATCAGGTCCGTGCAGCACAAATTGAATACGAACAAGCACTGGCAACCATTGAACTGGAAAAAGTTAAAACTGCGTTGCAAAAGCAAGCTGCAACCTACAAACTAGCGGAAATTCAAGCAGCAGGTGATCTTGCAATTCTTGAAGCAAAAAATGCTGACGAAGAAGCCAACAAGCGTAAGCAATTAGAAAAAGCGTTAGACGCTCAACGTCAAGTCGTGATAAGCAGCGATGAGGCAACGCAAGCGCAACAGCAGTTAGCAAAATATCAATCCCAGTCCGCAGAAGCGCAATACCAATCAAAAGTGCTGGCTGCGGGAATTGCCTATGAGACCAAGCTAACAAGCGATCGAATCGGCATGTCGCAACGCGAAGCATCCAAGCTATCCGGTGCATTATCGCGTGGCGTGCAAGAAGCAATGGCACTTAAGAACGTGATGGAAGGCGTCGCATATAACTCCGAAAGAGCGGCAAACGCTATTCAGATTGTCCGCAGTGGCAATGCAATGCCCGCAACCGGCAACGCAATTAAAGTACATAACGCATCTGGCGGCTACATCAGTCGCCCAACGGCGACCATGGTTGGTGAGGCCGGTGCTGAATATATCGTGCCCGCTGCCAAGGCTGCTAATTTTGCGGCAAATTACCTGTCCGGCGCTCGTGGCATTAGAGCGATCAGCGGCGGCGCAAAAACACCAACAATCAACATCACAACCGGCCCGGTCATGCAGCAAAACGGCCAGAACTATGTAACAATGCAGGACATGGAAGCTGGTCTCCGCGCCGTGGCAAGCGCCGTCCTTAGCAATGGCCGCAGCTATAGCAGCCGCCGCTTCACCGGGGTCGCCTGATGAATCGATCGCAAGCCCAATACCTGCGGATTTTTGATGACACTGGCACCTACAAGCGCCTGCAGAGCTATTACGTCAATCAAACCGTCACGCTCTCTAGCGCCAGTTGGAGCTATCACCCGTTCATGGCAAGCGGCGCCATCGACGGCTCCGCTAGCAGCAATGATGTGGTGATTGAAATCCCCGCCACCCAGACGGTTGTCTCAGCTTTTACCGACGCACTCGATCTGAATAGGCTGTGCGAGATTTTGATGTATGAGTTTGATTCCCGCGTGGGTCAAACCGCGCCGCCCAGCTCCCAGGTGCTGATTGGCTCCTTTCTTGGTGAGGTCATCAAAATCAGCGGATCGTTCACTACCCTTAGCGTGACGGTAGGCTCCAGTTTGGCTCCTGTCGGCGCGCAAGTGCCACCGCGTAAATTCACCAGCTACCTGGTCGGCTCCCCGTTGAACATATGACAATTTCAGGCAGTTCCTTTGCGTCTGGTCCACTGCGCGCCGGCACTGGCGGTGGATTTTTCATAGGGCGGAGCAAGCAGGCTTTTACGGAAATTGCGCCGCTTGAGTTGCTGCCGTACCTGACTGGCCGCATCAATACTCCACGCAAAGAGTTCGTTGCCCGTGGCACGCAAGATTTAGATGTCCGTCAGCGGCCGATCGGTATCGGCGAGCCCGTGCCAATCGTCTTTTGCAGACGCGTCAACAATAACGGCGGTGTATTTATCTCTCCTGGCGCAACCGAAGCCCGCTTCGAGAACAACAACAATAACGACCTTAGCGTTTACTACCAACTGGTGCTGAGCGAAGGCGAGTTGCCTGCAATCCCGCTGAACGACTTGTATCAGGGGCCGTGCAAAATCGGCGTTTACCTGCAAAATTACAACGCCCGCGCTCATAACTGGCTGCCCGGCAATTTTGTCACGTTGCCAAGCGATCTTGTCGATCTGGTTCAATTCTCATTTGATGCACCAGGCACAGCCAGCCCAACTTGGTATAACGCAACCAAGAACAATATCGGCGGCTGGGATTTTATTGTCAGCGGCAATAAGCACTACTACCCCGGCACTGGTGCTCCTGGTCCGCTCGGCCCTGTCCGGCAAACACGGATTGTCACGGCCGAAACATTCAAGATGCAAAAGCTGCCGTTCCATTGCGGAACCAGCGGCCATTACACAAACATGTCAACGCTCAGCTTTAGCTGGGCATTCCCGAACGGCGATGACAAGTGGGACCGCCAAGTCCATTGCTTCATCCGCAATGGAATGCAGGTCACTCGCACACTCGATAATGTTTACGGCTCCAGCAACAATATCGTCGATCTCGTCAAATATCTGATTACGCAGTCTGGCCGCTTGCCATCTAGCTTGCTGGACAATACCGCATTACTTGCTGCCGCCAACTTTACCAATACCAACTCGTTCCTATACAACGGCGAGTTCAAAGAATCCAGCAACTTAGAAGACTGGCTGCAAGACATCGCGCCAAAATTCTTACTGCGTCTTACCGAGAAAAACGGCAAAAAAGGCCTGCGTCCGCTGCTGCCAACTAATGCCAACCACACGATCAAAACCACAGCCGTTACGTGGGTCTTCACATTTACCGAAGAGCACGTACTGCCCGATGGCTTTGAGATTGATTACATCGAGCTGAGCGAACGCAAGCCGATCACTGCCTTGGTGGTTTGGCGCCAGCAACCTGATAGCGATGTGGGCGTTGTCCGCACTGCTGAAGTCCGCATTGACAATGAGGCTCAAAACGGCCCATACGAACAACACGATCTGAGCCAATTCTGCACAACCGAAAACCACGCCGTTAAGTTTGGCGCATACATCGTTGCTCGCCGCAAATACATCACTCATAGCCTGCGCCTGCGGGTCAAGCCTGACAGCTTTAATAGCACCTTGGCGCTCGGTGATCTTGTGCGGGTCCGGCTGAAGCGTGAAACCCAAGCGAACGTCGTCACATGGCACGACTACCTATATGAGGTCGAGCGTATCGATAAGGCCATCAGCGGTGTGGTCGAGTTGGATTTGATGCACTTTCCAATCGACAATCAAAACCGCAGCCTTGTTGCCAAGATCGTTGATGCTGCTGTTGGCGCCGGCGAATTGCTGCCTACTGGCCGCTCGGACTTTTCCTGTAATCAGAACACATCGTCGGAGCCGGTCGGCATCAGCGGCGGCAATCTGCCGAATCTGCCAGGCAGTGGAGCGACTGCTGTCCCAATTCCATCCGGCGGTCCAGAAGAAAGCCCGCCGCAACAGGAGATCCCGAATCCATCCGATCCAATCGGTCAACCCGCACCAGCGCCGCTTGGTCCTGCCAAAGAAGGCGACACGGCAACAGTGCCTGTGCCACCGTGTTCAAATCCAATCGTCATCTGGTATCGCATCCCCAAAACCCCAGATACTTGGGATCCGACAACCGGAGAAATCAAGGATTACAGCCAAGCCATCGAAACAAGTCGTGGCCCGTATGACAGCGGCGGCGGCAGCCTGGCTATTACAACCGACGATATTGATTACATTATTTATGCCGAATATATTTGCCCCGGCAGCGACGAGCCGATTCCTGCAGGATATACCGAACCTGTGGAGCCAGATATCGATGATTACACATCTTGGCAATGGGTCGGAGCGATTTATACACAATCCGGGCAAGTAATCCCAATTACGGTGGGCGGCGGTTGGACTCCAGGTGGCACTGCTCCTCGCGTGGCCGGGGTTGGCAGCACTGTTTCTGGCGCTCCCATTGCATTAACAGGTAATTTGTGGGGCAGTTCTAGGGAATCTGGTCCTTGGGCGGCATCGGCTACCGGAGGATTCACAAATGATGCCAATACATCGGGCGGGGCAGCAATTATAGGAGGAACGGCAAATTGCCCTGGTGCGATGGATATACCGGCTCATACTTTTACGGGCGGCGGTCCAAATACTACTCAGTATGCGCAAATCAGCGGGTATTTCATTCTCAGCAAACCCGGCAAGACCGCAAAGCCATGGTACGGCCAAGATGTTCAAATCGAAAACCTTGATCAACCTATTTAACGATGGCTGACTTTCCCGCGCTAAACCCGCAGATCCGCACCTACACACCAGCGGAATACCCAAACACGCCTATTGCGCCAATGGATAGCGCCGAGATTGGCGTGCGTCACACCAACGGCAAGATTAATACTATTTTGCGCCTTGCATTTGCCGGCATTTCGCAGGACACAAAAGATGACATTATTGCTCACTACAGCTTCCATGCACGCTTCGCATCGTTTGATCTAACCGCCACAACATTGCTTGGCTCTGGTATCACCGTACCAGCTGGCTATCAGTGGATTTATGTAGGCCCGCCTGCTTTTGAAGAGGTGCCGGGCGTGATTACGGCTAGCGTTGAGCTGGAGATGGTTTTGCCGTTGACGCTATGACTGTATTTCCCTCCATAGCGCCTAACCGCATCAGCTACGACCTGGGCCGACTAAACATTGGCGAGGTCTCAACGTTCGGCGGCCCAGTCAGATTTAGACATTCGAGCCTGGTCAATGGGCACGCAATCAATATCAGCTACACCGGCCTAACGCAAGCGCAAGTCAATCAGTTTCGGCAGCACTATGTCGAAAGCGGTGGCACACATGCCTATTTCACCGTGCCCAGCATTGTCTGGGGTCGTTATGCCGCTGTTGCCAGCGACTCGACCTATCGCTATGCCGCGCCACCGGCTGAAGCGCACATGGGTCTGTATTACAACGTCGAGATTGTCTTACGGATTACCGCTGGCACAAACCTGCTTTACATCTTGGATTGCGGCTCGGTGAGCAACCGTCCATTGACTGAAGTCTCGACTCTAGTGTTCAAAGGCACAGCGCCGTTTATTCTGAATGCTGGTACTGCAAATCCAAACAGTCCCGCAGCTACACTGATTTTGCAGGGCGGAGGCGCCGCTTCTTCATGACAAGCGCAACCACAGTCCAAGTCCGCCTGCAGTTGCGTGCCGACACTGCAGCAAATTGGACTGCCAATAATCCAGTCTTGCTGGCCAACGAACTGGGCCGCGAGACCGATACCGGCAAAATCAAGATCGGCAACGGCAGCACTGCTTGGAGCAGCCTTGCCTACCAGCCTTTTGGCGCCCAGATCACCAACGCCGACATCAGCGCTACGGCCGAGATTGCCGTCAGCAAACTGGCCGATGGTTCTGCCCGCCAACTGCTGCAGACCGCTGCCAATGGCACCGATGTCGAATGGGCCAGCAACATCGACATCCCTGGCACGCTGGATGTCACTGGTGCGGCAACGTTTGACAGCTCGGTCACCATCACCGGCGACCTAACAGTCAACGGCACGACAACCAACATCAACACCACCAATCTGGTAGTCGAGGACAAAAACGTCATCCTCGGTGATGTAACCACGCCTTCCGATTCCACCGCCGACGGTGGCGGCATCACGCTCAAGGGCGCAACAGATAAGACCATCACCTGGATCGACAGCACCGATGCGTGGACACTGAGCGAACACGTCAGCATTGCTAGCGGCAAGGAATACCGCATCAATGGCACCAAAGTGCTGGATGCGACCAGTCTCGGCAGTGGTGTTGTCAGCAGCAGCCTTACCAGCGTTGGCACCCTTAGCGGTTTAACCGTCGGCGGCGATATCACGCTTAATGCGCAGTCAGACCTGCGGTTTGCCGACAGCGACAGCAGCAACTGGGTCGCATTCCAGGCCCCAGCGACAGTTAGCAGCAATGTCACATGGACTCTGCCCAGCGCTGATGGCAGTAGCGGTCAAGCCCTCAGCACCAACGGCACCGGAACACTGAGCTGGGCTGCCTTTGCGGCATTGGCCACGGTTCAGACGTTTACTGCTGCTCAGCGCGGCACAGTCTCGGCACTTACCAGTGCTACAACGGTGACCCCAGATTTTGCTGTTGCCAACAATTTCAGCCTCACGCTGGCGCACTCGCTGACGATTGCAAACCCCAGCAATCAGACGGCCGGGCAAAGTGGCGCCATTGTGATTACGCAGGGCAGTGGCACTGCTTACACTGTGTCTTACGGCAGCAACTGGAAATTCTCCGGCGGCACGCCAACGATGAGCACCGGCCTTAGCAGCGTTTCAGTGCTGGTGTATTACGTCGAAAGCGCCAGCCGGATTACCGCACAACTGCTTACCAACGTCACCTGATGATTGTCCCCGGTTCGGCCAATCCACTATTGCTGCGCAGTGCCGTAACGCAATACCAGGTCTCCAGAAGCCTTCGCTTCAACAGTAGTGACAGTGCCTACTTGTCCAGGACGCCTAGTGCCTCCTCTACAAACAGGAAAGCTTCAACATACGCTTTCTGGATGAAACTGGATTGCAGGAACTCAGCAGGCACGCAGGGATCCAATACTGTCCTTAGTTGCTATGACAACGTGGGGCCGTATGCTCTGTATTGGAACTTTCTAAGCGAAGCGAACGGGCGTAAATTGTCAATGAGCCTAGGGGGCGCGTCTGACTTCGGCGTCACGTTTGCCCCTTCTTTCCGCGATCCTTCGTCTTGGTATCACGTCGTCATTGTCATTGATACTGATAATGCGACCAACTCAGATCGCATTAGGCTTTACGTGAATGGCACTCGTGTTACGGCTACTTCTAGCGCCTCGTGGCCAACCCAAGGGTATCAGCCAACAACATTCATCAGCGGCAGAAATACAAACATTGGTGTTGACTTTACCACCTCATACGCAAACTACTTCAACGGCCTCCTCGCCGACATCCACTTCATCGACGGCCAAGCGTTAGACCCCACCAGCTTCGGCGAGTTCTCCGCCACCACCGGCGTGTGGATGCCCAAGGCGTACACCGGCACCTACGGCACCAACGGTTTCCGCCTGGATTTCAGCGACAACTCCGCAGCCACGGCCACCACGCTCGGTAAAGACGCAGCGGGCGGCAACAACTGGACGCCCACAAACTTCAGCGTGTCGTCTGGTGCAGGCAACGATTCCCTCGTAGACGTTCCCACTAATGGCAGCGAGGTTGATACGGGAAGTGGCGGGCAGGTGAGGGGGAATTATGCGACTTTAAATCCGCTAAACAAAGGCACCAGCATTAACCTTTCAAATGGTAATCTAGATTATTCGCAGGCCAGCACCAGCACCAACAACCGCTGCATATCCACAATTTATGTTTCAAGTGGAAAGTGGTATATAGAGCATACCGTTAATGCCACAAATGCTGCGATGGTTATTGGAATCGCAAGCGCATCTGAGTCGCCATCATCGAACTATTTTGGCTCTACTTCAAAATCCTATGGCTATGCGGCAAATGGTTTGAAATACAACAACGGCTCGGGTTCAAGCTACGGCGCTACATATGGAAGCATTGGGGACGTTATCGGACTCGCATTTGATACTGATGCTGGTACATTGACCTATTACAAGAATGGCGTAAGTCAGGGAACAGCCTTCACTGGTATCCCTGCGGATTCTTATTACTTCGGGCAAGGTAACAACTCTGAGGGTTACAGTGGCTCGTTCAACTTCGGCCAACGTCCCTTCGCCTACACCGCCCCCAGCGGCTTCAAGGCGCTTTGCACGGCAAACCTGCCCGCCCCAGTAGTCACAAAGCCTTCGACGGTTTTCGATACGGTTTTGTGGACAGGCAATGGCAGCTCTCAGAGCATCACCTTGCCTGGCGGATTTAGCCCTGATCTTGTGTGGATCAAGCAGCGCAACGGCACTGATTGGCACGCTCTGTTCAATACGATTGTTGGCGCAACCACTCGCCTGTTTAGCAACTCAACCAACGCAGAGGCGACTAACGCCCAAACCTTGACCTCGTTTAACTCCAATGGCTTTTCCGTTGGTAATACCAATGAGGTGAATGGTAGCGGTAGCTCCTACGTCGCCTGGACCTGGGACGCCGGCAGCTCCACCGTCACGAACACACAAGGCTCCATCACTTCTAGTGTGAGGGCGAATGCCAGTGCGGGGTTCTCGATTGTTACTTATACGGGTAATGGGACAGGTGGAGCTACTGTCGGTCACGGCGGACTAGTTAATCTTGCCAACGGCATGATCATCATTAAGCGCCGCAATAGTGCTGTCAACTGGTTTGTTGGACATGGATCCCAAGGATGGACAAAAGTATTCGAAGGGTTAAACACAACTGCTGCCATTTCAACCACTTCGGCCGCGTGGAATAACACGTCACCTACTTCAACCGTGTTTACGCTCGGCACTGAAACGAGCATGAACGGAAACGGCGGCACATTTGTTGCCTACTGCTTCGCCCCAGTAGCCGGGTACTCTAGTTTCGGCTCTTATACAGGCAATGGCAGCACAGATGGGCCGTTTGTTTATACCGGGTTTAGGCCAAGGTGGTTGTTAATCAAGCGATCTGACACGAGTGGAACCAATTGGAATATGCGTGACTCGGCTAGAAACTCTTACAATACGGCAAACTCCGGTTTGTTTGCAAACTTGTCTAATGCTGAAAGCACTCAAGCTGATATTGATATTTTGAGCAATGGATTCAAAATAAAAGATGCCGGCGGTTCCGAAACAAACGCAAATGGTGGCACATACGTGTGGGCAGCCTTCGCTGAATCGCCTTTCGCTTACAGCCGCGCCCGCTAGTAGTGAACACGACTTCTGGGCCTAGCCCCATGTAACCAACCGGACCTCCTGCCATGTTCATCCTCCGCAACGCGCCACTGTCGCCGGACGTGGCGTTCATCGACATCAACGACATCCAGCGCCCGGCCAACTGGCTCAGGCTTGCCAGCGTGGAAGAACGCGAAGCTGCTGGCATCACCGAGGTGCCTGATCCGAAACCGTACGATCAGCGTTTTTACTGGGGCTACGACGCCGACGGCGCCCTCATCCCGAAAGATCACGCCCAACTCGTCGAGCAGTGGACTAACCAGACCCGTACCACCGCCGGCACGTTGCTGACGCCAAGCGACTGGATGGTGATTCGCGAAGCGGACAACGGTATCGCCGTGCCTGCTGACTGGCGCACCTGGCGCGAAACCGTACGATTGGCTGCCGGCAGCAAAGTGTTCGAGATCCAACAGACCACCGACACCGCCGGTTTGGCTGCCTACGTTACTGGTGCTGATTATTCCGCTTGGCCCAGTGACCCCAATGCTCCTGTTGCTGTCGATAGCGAGGAGGGCTGATGGCGGTTAAGAGCAAGCAAGGTGCTGCCCGAATTGAGCATCAACCGGGACCGCCCAAGTCAACCCGGCAAGGCTTTGGGCAACATTCACGTCCACGCCGTCGAGGCAAAAAGCCTTTGCGTGGCCAAGGTCGATAAACTGGAGCCATGATCGAGGTCATCGCTGCTATTGCTGGGGCGTCCATCAGCGTTGCGGCGATGGGAGCTATGGGCTTCAGCAAACGCAACGACGAAGCGCGTGATGCTGTTATTAGGTTGACCGCTGCTGTAGAGCACATTGCCACGCAGCTAGAGGTGCTGCATGTTGACATCAAAGAAGATCGCCGCGAGACATTTCAACGCATTAGTGGAGTTGAGCAGCGTGTCGCTACGCTGGAAGCACGCCCACATCGCTAAGCCGTGGACTTCCTTTCCCACCCCGCCTTCTGGATCATCGTTGCTGCTGCATCTGAGCTGATCGCACTTAGCCCGCTCAAAAGCAATGGCGTCATCCAGCTTGTGTTTCAGATCTTGAATCTGCTCAAAGCAAAAAAGCGCTAGAGGTTGGCTGGCGTCAGTGGTGGTTTGAACTAACCCTGCCAACCAAGCTAGATCGGGCTGAGGCCGAATGGCACGCAGCGCAGCCCAAGGATCCAGAGCCAATCATTGTGCATCATCCAATTGACGATGCCTTGCAGACTGGCGAAAGCCGACTGCTAGGCGGCCCTATCAGCATTCATGCGCCATGGGAACGCCAGTAAAGCCATCAGACCTGTTTAGGTACTACAAGCACGGATCGCCGCACCAGATGGCGGCCATCGTTGAATTGGAGGCCGAGCTATTAAAGCGAGTGCCAGATCTCTTTAATAGAGATCAGGCATGGTTTAAAACATGGAGCCAAGCCGGCAAGCAACAAGAACCCGCAAAGCTGTCACCCGGCAGTCCATTCAGCAGCCGCCTTACACCGCACATCACGCTCGGTGAATTTGCACTTAATCAAGAAGCGCGGCGCTTTACAAGGCAGGATCAGATCGACATTGCCGCTGAACTTGCCGAGTTCATGGAACGTGCGCGCAAGGCTTTTGGCGGCAAACCAGTCGTGATTACAAGTGGCTACAGGCCACCTGCCATCAATTTGCAGGTTGGTGGCGCTAGCAGCTCGGAACACTTATATCAAAAGGGGTGCGGTGCAGTTGACTTTTATATCAGCGGCGCTGACATCAATGAAGTGCAGGATTGGTGCGATAAGAACTGGCCCTATAGCCTTGGCTACGGCGCGCCAAAGGGGTTTGTGCATCTTGGGATACGAAAAGGTAGGCCCAATGTGAGATGGGACTATTAGAATGACGTAGCAGCCGCTACCGACGGCATGGCGATAACAGCAACACGGCTATCGCCAGAGCTGATTGAGATACGCATACCGTATCACAGCTTTAAGGATTCCTCAACATTTTTGCTTGCATCGGATATTCACCTGGATAATCCGAAATGCGACCGCAAACTTTTTCTGCAGCATCTAGATGAGTGCCGAGCCATTGATGGCAAGGCGCTTTTTTTTGGTGATGTCTTGTGCCTGATGCAAGGCAAGAAAGATCGGCGCGGCAGCAAGGGCGACATCAGACCTGAGCATCTTGGTGGGAATTATTTTGATCTAGTCTTCCGCGAATGCGCTGATCTGCTTAAGCCTTATGGCGACATGATTCTGATGATGGGCGACGGCAACCACGAAACAGCAGTCCTGAACAATCAAGAAATCGACCCGTTAGAAAATATGGTTCGGTTGATGCGCAACGATGGTGCGGTCACCGAGCATATGGGCTATCAGGGCTTTGTGCGGTTTGTCTTCCATCAAGAAGAGCAAGGTTGCGTCAGGACTTGTACTTTATTCTTCCACCATGGCGCATGGGGCGGCATCGTCACCAAGGGCACCATGGGCGGCGGTCGCTATTCGCAGATTGCGCCTGATGCTGACATTGTGCTCAATGGGCACAACCACGAGCGCAGCATGGTGGCGCATCCGTGCTATCGCATCAATGCCAACGGCAAAGCATGGATTGAGCAACGCTGGCATTTGCAGACCGGCACCTACAAGCAGGAGTTTGGCGCTACTGGCGGCTGGGCAATTGAGCGGATTGTGATGCCAAAAAGCCTTGGCGGGATTTGGTTGACGCTGCAGCCACGAAAGCGCGGCGGCGTTGATGTATCCTGCAGCCCAACCGTATGAAGCAGTACGTCCTAGAGATTGAGTACACCATCGTGGTGGAGTCAGAAGAGGATGATCCAGAGGCGGTATCGGACAATTTCGTGGCGCGGCTCACTGAGTTAGCGCCATCTAATGACCACATCCTGGGCCTCAGTGTCCAGGTGCTACCGATACCGGAACTGCGTGGATCACTTGATTGACGGCTCAAACCTTATCCACAAACGCAATGCAAAGCATCAGTTCAGGCAACAAATCTTTGAAGCATGGAGCCATCAATGCGCCTATTGCGATGCAGTAGCCGACACCTTGGATCACGTCAAACCACGCCATAAGGGCGGTGCTACTATCGCTGCAAATTTGGTGCCAGCGTGTCAAAATTGCAATCGCAAAAAAGGCAGCGAAGATTGGCGGGAATGGTTCAGCCGTCAAAATTCTTGGTCTGTAGAGCGCGTTCTAAAGATTCAGGATTGGTTGCTTGATTGAGCATCTGATGATAAAAAATTAACGCCTGCCATGCCTGTTTGTGTTCGATGCACATACCATTCAGGCACACGCGATAAGAATCCTCCATTTTGTACATCGTTGGTTCCGGCATGGCCAAGCGGGGTATTGTCTAGGGGATTGCTCATCAGCATACGCAGGCGGCTGATGCCACGCTTTTCGTAGTTTTGCAATCTGGTTCTTGGGATGCCTAGGAGTTTTTCTAGTTCTGCCCAGCTCGTAGGCCTAGCAAGCATTCTGGCCTTTAATACTTGTTTGGTGGTTTCGTCTAAATATTTTTCAAAGCAATCCATCATGTCGCGTATTTCTTGTTTTATTTCTACTGAATCATCAAACGAATTAGGATCTGCAATGGTGTCAGAAATGCAACTGCTTTCAGCATCGGAAATCTTTTGATCCAAACTTGTGACGCGATACGATTGCTTCAGCAAATACGACAACTGCTCTGGTGCCATCTCCATTGCTGTTGCGGTTTCCATGATCGACGGCGCTCTACCTAGATCATGGCTTAGCTGCTGAACAGTACGGTTTAGCTTGTATAACGTCTCATGCAAACTTGATGGCAGTTTGATCATGGCATCGCTCTGGATCAATGCCCTAGTGATGCCTTGGCGAATCCACCAATAGGCGTAGGTCGAAAACTTGTAGCCGCGTGATGGGTCAAATAGCTCCACAGCACGCGCAAGGCCGATATTGCCTTCTTGGATGAGGTCCATAAATTCAAGGGTCTTATTGTTGCGCTTGTCATACTTGCGGGCAACATGCACTACAAGTTGCAGGTTGGACTGGATAAACCGCTGCCGTGCGCGTTCGCCACTGCGATATTCGCGCCGCTCTGCATTGGTTAACTTTCTATCTAAATCCTTTAATTGTTGCCATCTGGCTACACGCCTGCCTAGTTGTATTTCTTGCTGCGCTGTCAACAGTGGATATTTAGCAATACTGTTGAGATAGTCTTTGATGCTGTCAGCCATGATGAATCCACTGGTTCACACAATGGAAGCACAGTTCCATGGCGCAGCCAACGCTAACATGCTGCGGCAGTTACACGCTGCAAAAGATTGGAACGCATTACTGGAATATGGCTTGCTGCTGGCCGAGCAAGAAGCCAGCCAGCGGTCGCAGATTAAATGGTTAGCAGCAGAAGCCATGAGATCATGCAGCATCCAAGATTGGCATTTGGCCGCGGCTAAGGAATTGCTTGGAGGCCGTGACTAGCTTGTCGCCGTTGTAGCTGCCGGTGATGGCATAACTGATTGCCGGTCGTTGGCTCATGCGCCAGAACACCATCTGACCGATTTTGAGACCGGGATAGATAGGCAACGGCTGCAACTGGCGAGCGTTTTTTAGCTCCAGTGTCAGACTGCTGCCGTGCCAGCCGGGATCGGCATAACCGGCGTGCAGGTTTTCATAGCCCTCTCGTGCGCGACTTGACTTGAGAAAAAACAAACCTGCAATGTCCTCAGGCATATTGAACATTTCCATAGTCTGCGCAAGGATGAACTGCCCCGGCACCAATTCGTATGGATGCTCGACTGAGTATCGGTTGATGTCTAAAGGGATCATCTGATGCCCTTGGACCGATTCAAGCATGATCGAATTGCCAAGCCGCAAGTCAAGGCTGGCTGGATTGATCAATTCAGGATCGTAATCCTGCACCATTGAGCAATCGCGGATTAAATCTTGAATTTCGTGGTCTGAGAGAATCATCGGTTTTGATTGAGATAACGCGTTTGCCGCTTACGTTTTTAGCCGAAGACCATTGCAAACTGTATTTGCTGACAATCGTCTCTGGTGATTGCTGCGTGTACCAGCGGCATTGACAGCTTTCGCAACGTCGGCGTCTAATAATAGTGCCATCGTCTAGTTTGTTGGTCATTACAACAAACGTTTTACAACCTGCGCACATGGGGCATTTGGTGTGGACTGCTGGCATCGCTCTTCGAGTTCTTGGGCCATATAAGCAGCAGAACGCAGCATGGCGCTCAGGGTGATCGGCCGCATGTCTTTCCAGCAGGCATAACGGATCGCGTGCCGGAAGCCCATGGATATATTGCCGTCACCCAATTTACGCGCTGCCTCGATCTCTTCGCGGCTCATCCTGATGTTGACGGTAAAATTGCGGCCTTTATTTCTAGGGCTGCGGTCATTGGCATTGGCCACTGGCCAGCGCCTCCCGCATGTCACACTCAATCAACTCAGCAATGCGTTGCTGATACAGGCCGGTATAGGTGCAGCAGGTGCGGCCAGATTGCTGATATAGCCACTCAAGATAATCCTGCCGCTGCTGGTCAAGAATCGGGTTTGTCACTGATCAACTCCATCAGTTTCAAGATGTGCTCAGCAAAGCTGACGTGTGTCATTACCGCATGAGTGCCAGGGGGGCGCCCATAGGACGCCTCCCACCACTCCTTAAATGCAGCTTCAAGGGTGGTCTGGTTCATCAGAATGCAGGCAATTCGGGTTCGGCTTTGGCACGCGGCAGATATTCAAACCGCGTCACACTTAAGACGTGCTTGTAGCGTTTGCTGCCGCTTTCTTTGTCCTGCCACTCTTGGCGACGAATGCCGCCGGTGACCATGATGCTGTCGCCTTTCTTACAGTTGTCAGCAATCATCTCGCCGCCCTTACCCCAGACTTCTACATCAATGGCATTGTTGATGTAATTGCCTTCCTTGTCCTTGCCTTCGCTGATACCAGCACCAAAGTTGCAAACAGAAGTGCCAGAATCAAAGAATTTAATTTGCGGTTCGCTGATGATGCGAATTACGCCAGACGCATACAAACTCATGGTTTGATTGGTGTGATGGAATGTGTTTGTTCAAAGGCCAATACCGCTGACAGTGGATACCTGACGCGGGATTGACCGAGCGCTAAGCCTAGCTTGTTTACGGTGTAATAGCTAGGCCCTTGCTTGCGTAAACGTTGAGATTTTATTGAGCTTGGCCGCAGCCCCCAACGTTCAGCCAATTGCTCAGTTGTCAGATACGGTTCCGTCAATTTCGGTCTCCTTTTCGAGCATGAGTTGCAGCAACTGATCGTGCTGTTCTTGCGTGATCTCACCCGCTTCAAGCCGTGCTGTCATGCGCGGCTGCAAATCTTCGAGGTCTTTGAGCGTTTTGGCTTTGGCGATTGCTGCCTTGCCAGCGGTAAAGGTTTTGCTGCTGTCAACCTTGGTGGTAGCGGGCAGATTAGCGGGTTCGATTGGCGTGATCGTGACAGGCTCGGCCTGATCCATTTCGTCGGTGCTGTAGACACCGGACATGTCGGCTGGAAACGCCTTGCGCAATGCCAGTGCTTCTGAGCATTTGGCGATCATGGCCGCTGGCATCTTGGACCACAGCCCTTGACCAGCGTTGTAGTCAGCAAAGCGCGCAACGCCTACAAATGGATGCTGACTGCCTTTGCGATGCACGATTGTCTTGGCCGCGGCAGGTGGCTTGCTAGAGAGCCATACGTCCTTCCATTGGCCCTCATCATCGCACCAATAGGTCTCGCTGCCGTCAAGCTGGCCGGTGCGCTCTGCAATGGCACGCAAGCCATCAATCCCGGCTTGAATGGTCATCTTGCCGCCACGCTTAATCGCGTAAATCTGCTTTGAAAATGGATCCAGTCCAGTGCGCTGGCAGGCATAGGCGAACAGTCTTAGCTCGTCATTGCTGCAACCTGGTGCAATGGTGCTGCTGATCAGTTGCTGCTGATCAGGCGTCCAAGTGGTGATTGCGGTAGACATCAGAACTCAATGGGTGAGATGGTGGATGTGAGCGCCCAGTTCGGCAGGCTGAGCATTTGCACGCTGGTGTCGCCATAGCCGGGCCACGAGTCGGCAGCCCTGCAGGTGGCGATCACGTCCAGTGCATTGTCGCGCATGGTCCGCCCTGCTGCCATGGCAGCCGCATCAAGTTCATAGACAGCAACGGCGTAGGGTGCCGTCTTTTCAACTGCGATAAACACAAACCGCTCAGCGCCATGCAGGCCGGCAAGATAGTGCGCTGCCTGCACGTGGTAACCGAAGCTGGCCACGCTACGGGCAAACGCTGCAGGGCTTGCGTCTTGGCAGGTTTTCAGGTCAACGATGGTGCTGCCTTGATACCAGTCCGGGCGGCATTTGCAGCGCAACCCAGTCGGCAGGTCATCCCACCAAAAGGATTGCTCAGCCTTGCCTTTGGCAAGCAATGCAGCAGCGGCAGGATGGTTGCGGACACTGGCGGCCATGCCTAGCGCAAGCGCCATGTCTGACTCGCTGACGGATTCAAGTCCCTCAGCGGCCATGCGCTCGGCTTGCTCCTTGCCTGCTTTGGTGTTGCGTGGTCCGCAGACGCCATAGCGTTGCAGCAGCTCGTCTGGTTCCAGCACGGCCGTATGGACCAACGAGCCGAGGCGCATTGCAGCAGTCGGCTCTACTGGCTTGCGGTTAGGGTCGAGGTAGCGCGCCCAATAGTGGTATGGGCTGCGCATAGCTTCCTTGAGATGGCTGGCGCTAACGGCTGGGTCGGCGTGGTAGTCGGCATTGGTGATGGTCATGCCTCAATGCCCTCGCGTAGACGGCGATGCAGACGGCTGGCTGGACCGTAGGTGGCGTACACCTCAGGGAATGCCAGTAGCAGCCGCTCGCGGTTGATCGGGTCAGCCTTGAGGCCTGCTTCGGCCAGCGCTTTAAAGAAACTGCCGGCGTATTGTTGTGCGGTTACAAAAGTCCAATAGCGATCTGAGTCGGTCATAGATTGGAGTGGTGAGTTTTGAGGCGGCTTGGTGAGGCCGCCTTTTTTATGCCGGATTGGGTGCGGCTCCGGCTGGCCGCGTAAGGTCAGCGCCCGAGGCAGTCCTTGGCGTACCATTCGGTGACCCAGCCGCCCTCTTCGCCTACATAAGGCTGAGCGACGGTAGGGAGTTGGCGAAGCCAGATCATGCCGGGCTGCGGAGCGCGGTGACCTTCAATCACCTCAGCTCGGAAAGAGCCTTCAGCGAACAGGTGCGAGGCGTTTTCAGCCCAGACCTTTTGGCCAACCATTAGCTCGTTGCCTGCCATGTCCAGCATCTGAATCGCAGCCTCTGGGCTGACGAGTGGAGGACCGTTTGCCTCCTGTCCCCATATCTTACACCGTGGTCAGCCGTGGTCAACCCTGTGCGGTCACACTCTGCAACAGTGCTTCAGCATCCTCGACCGACCGTGCCACGCCTGCAATACCACCTGCTGCCTGCACGGCATCAAGCCATTGCTGCTGCTCGGGCCTAAGCCTGCCTGTTGGGGTCTTGACCTCAATGGACAGGAACACAGCCACCGTGCTGCCAACCATATCGGGGGTCACGGTGACGCGCTTCCAGCCAATCAGGTCAGCGCTGCCCTTGCACAGGCCAAAGGTGACGGGTCTGCCGTGCTGGTCGCGCAGCGTGCCGGTGTTGTTGCGGAATAAGCGCGTATCACCACGGCTGCAGGCAATGCGGATCTCTTGCTGGATGCGTTGCTCGCTCAAACCATGCCGTGTCTTTTAGCCAACCTAGCCTGATACACCCGTTCCGCCCAGCCGCGTTTGTAGCCGCGTTGCTGCGCTAGCTCGCGGAGGGCTTCAAGGCTGCTGGCCTTGCCTTGCTCGCGTTTGGCTTCTGTGGCCCAAGGCTTTATTTCATCTAAATCGGCAAGAAAATATCCAGAACCTTTGCAATCGTCTAATCCAACTACCTTAAAACGCATCATTGGCTCATTTCTTATACAAATATCTTGCACTATGTATGGACCTTTGTGCCTGTCCGGAGAATTCAATGCAACTTTACATCCAACAGTTATGCCTTTGGCCGCCATCTCCACCAACTCACCCTCAACCTGCCTCAGCTCGCGTTGCTCCTCTGGTGCAAATACATGCCCGCAGTCGCGGCAGACTTGCGCGGCGCTTGGACTGGTGGCATAGCAAACCGGGCACACCTTGACGCTTGGTGCCTGGTCGCGGTCTTTGCGAGCTAGCCCGTCTAAGCTCCAGTCGCGATGCTCTAAGTGGTGGCCAAGCCGCAGCGTGTTGCCAACATGATCAAGCACCACTGCCACCTTGGCGCCTGATGGCCTGAGGCACCTGCCGATCATCTGCAGATGCAGGCTCTCGCTAGCTGTTGGCCTAAGCAGGATGCAACCCCCGACGCTGGGCACATCCACGCCCTCGCCAATCAAGCTGCATGACGTAAGCACCTTTAGCCTGCCGGTACCAAGCGCTGTCAGCAGGTCGCTGCGTTGCTCGCTCCCCATGGTGCCATCAATGCTGGCGGCTGCAATGCCATGGCTTGTAAATAGCGCAGCCACGGCCTCGGCATGGGCAACGCTGCAGCAGAACGCAATAGCCGTCTGGCCTGACAGGTGCTTGCGGTAGTGGCCAACGATGTCACCCATGATGGTGCCAACGCGCTGTTCTGCTTCCTTTGGCGCATAGTCGCCCATCTGCTTACGCAAGCCTTTGGCATCGAACCCTGGCGGTGCCAGCACACGGGCATTGGCCAGATAGCCGTTATCCGTCAGCCATTGCGCTGACGGTCCCTGCACCATGGCCTGATACCACTCGCTAAGGCCGCGGCCATCGGTCCGGCATGGCGTAGCCGTAACGCCTAGCAGGTGGGCTTGCTGGAAGTGTTCGATCACCTTGCGCCATGTGCCGGCATTGGTGTGGTGCGCCTCATCGATAATTAACAGCTGAAAAAAGTCCGGCGGTATTAGGTGCAGCCTGCGGGCAAGCGTTTGCACACTGGCCACCTGCACGCCATGACTTAGGTCCATGCTGTGGCCTGCACGTATGCAACCGTGCGGCATCGGCATGGCACGGCTGGCCTGATCGAGCAGCTCCTGCCTATGGACCAGCACGCAGACGCGGTTGCCTTTCTTGGCGGCCTGCTGGGCGATATGGGTGAAGCAAGTTGTCTTTCCAGACCCGGTAGGCATAACAGCAAGAACATTGCGCTTTCCTAGTTGGTATTGAAAGCGAATGTCGTTCACTAGCTGTTGCTGGTATTGCCTTAGCTGGATTGTTTTCTGATCCATTTTCTTACTGGCGTGCTTGCAATGCGCTCCATAGACCAGCCTTTTGTGTAGCGCTGGTAAAAATTGGAATAACTCATGCCAAGCTCTTCAGCCCATTCGCGTGGAAATAGAGATTTGCCATTCCACTCGATGGGTTGAGCTTGTGGCGCAAAATGCTCGCGGGCGTGGTCATTTTGCGTCATGACCTGCAGGTTACTGGGATCGTTGTTGTGCTTGTCGCCATCAATGTGATGCACAATTTCACCGCGTTGAAGCGGTCGGCCAAGTATCTGCTCGGCCACAACGCGATGCTCGTGCCTCCCATGTCGCTTGCGGTAAGTCGTTTCCTTGATGACATCAAACCGTGCAAGCTGTGCTGCACGGTTATTGGCTCGGCGCTTTTGCTCTGGCGTGATGTAATGCGGGTCACCGTAGCGGCGCACGCGTTGAGCGTGCATTCCGCACATTCCATGAGAACTGCGCGGCTTGTCACATCCATCAATAGAGCATTGCTGCGGCAAGGTCTTACAGGCGGAGGATAGGCAAGATTTTAGCATGTGCCCCCGCCAGTGGGCAGCACAGCTAGGACTGATTTATGCCCTAGCTGGTACTGCAGGCGGATGTCGGTGATGAGTTGTTGTTGGTAGGGGCGGAGGTTCATCACACAAGCTCTCCCTGCTTATTGCTGGCCACGGATGCGAGGTTCTTGACTGCGCAGTTGAAATATGAAGGCTTCAGCTCAAAGCCGACAAAGCGGCGTCCTGCTTGGATGCTGCAGTAACCCTCTGATCCGATGCCCGCAAATGGTGACAGCACCACATCACCTGGATTGCTCCACAGCTGCAGGCCGCGGCGGATCACCTCTAATTGCAGCGGGCAGATGTGCCGCTCGTCCTCATTGGCGCGTGCGCTTCGGTACTGCAGCGTGTCGGATGGGTTGATATCCATCCACACCGGGCTGGCATACCGCTGCCAGATGTTGATCGAATCTTTGATCGGATCCTTGGTCTTCGGCGGTGGATTCTCACCTGCAAACTCAGTGAACGGACCAGCCACCGGCTCCGGGTTATCGCCCAGCTTGCGCACAGTCACCAGATAGTCGGGGATGCCCTGACGGCTAAGCGCCGAATCCTTACGCACCTGCTTATGCAACAATCCGATCGCCTTGGTGCGCTGCATCGCGGTCACCGGATCCTTCCAGATGCATACCTCGCTGTGAAATACGAAACCAGCAGCCTGGAAGATGCGCAGCATGTCGCCGCGAAAGTCCTTGACGCCGATGAATCCATCGCGCTCTTTGCTGCTCGGCAGGTTCATGCAGTGGAAACTGATCAGCCGACCTGGCATCATCACCCGGTGCAGCTCAGTAGCCAAGAACGAGAAGTGATCAAAGAACTCCTGCTCAGTGCGGCTATTGCCCATGTCGCGGTCGCTATTGGAGTAGGTATAAAGCGACGCAAATGGCGGGCTGAAGATGCTGTAGTGGATGGAGTTATCATCCAGCTTCTTGATGCTCTCAACGCAATCGCCCATGTACATGTCCCACCCGTCGCCGGACTTGTGCTCAGTGACATGCGGCGCCACTTGCTTTTGAATCTTCTTGAGATGTTCCATGGTGGTTTGTTTCATGATTTGAACCATTGATTCAGCCATTTGGATGCTGTCCGCCTCCTTGCGGCGGATGTTGTCGATCACACGCCCTTCGGCCACGTCATAAATGATGTGAGCATTGACAGGCTGCTGCTGACCAAATCGCCAACACCTGCGGATGGCCTGATAGAACGCCTCATAGCTGTGTGACAGGCCGACAAAGGCGACATTGTGGCAACCCTGAAAGTTGAGGCCAAATCCAAAAATGCTGGGTTTACTGACCAGCACGCGGATCTTGCCATCTTGAAAGTCAATGGCCGCTTGCCGTTTGTGGTCGTCGCTGTCACTGCCGCACACCTCAACCGCGCCATCAATGGCAGCGGTCAGAGCCTTTGACTCATCGTTGAGATCGCACCACACAAGCCACTGCTCGGTGTTGCCATTAGCTAGCCGCGCTGCTGCATCAACCCGCAGTTGCAAACTGGCCTTGCGCACCTGCCGCTGATCGCTCAATGTGCGGGCTTCCATGGCAAATAAAGCCATCTGGCCAGCATCGTCGGTGATCGCATCACGCGGCGTCTCAACAGTGCAGTCCTGGATGCGCAGTTCGGGCAGGATGAAGCTGCCATCCTCGTAACCAAGGTCGGACGGCTTGCGAATGGTCACCGCCCAGCTGCAAACCCATTCCCAGAACTTGCTGCGCGCATGACCCTTGAGCCGCCACTTAGCCGTATCGCCGCCGTCATGCACAAAGAACATGGCCAGCATCTCCGTGCGGGTCATGACGCCAATGAACTCAGCATGGTTGCCCAGCTCCATGTGGTCATTGGGCGCTGGTGTGGCTGAGCAAGCCAAGCGGTATGGCGTCAGGCTGAATGACTCAACGATCTGGTTGCGGATCTTGCCGGTGTATGCCTTGAGGATGCTGCTTTCATCCAGTACCACACCGTCAAAGCTGCTGGTGTCAAAGTGCGCCAGCTTTTCATAGTTGGTGATCGTGATGCCGGGCTTGACCTCAGCCTGCGTGGCAGCAAATGCGCACGGGATGCCGAACTTGCCACCCTCGCGCACGGTCTGATGCGCCACAGCCAGCGGAGCCAACACCAGCACATTGCCCCCAGTGTGCAGATGCACCTGATGCGCCCACTCAAGCTGCATGGCGGTCTTGCCCATACCGCAATCAGCCCAGATGCAGAACTTGCCAACACGGCAAGCCATGGTCACGATGTCCCGCTGAAACGGGAACAACGGCGCCGTGAATGCCTGTGGATCAAAGCCAGCAACAGGCGCAGCGGTTGATTTTGTTTTTAAGAAGTCTTGGTAGGTCATAGGCCGGTGATGGCCTTGCAACCGTAGCAGCGGTGGCTACACTGCGCAAGCCTCTCGCTGATTGAAGTGCGCCTAAGCCATCCAACCCATATACGGCTCAGCCCAGAACTGCTGCAGGGTCTCGATTCCTGGCGTGGTGACCGCATGAACCGCGCCACTGCCATCAGGCTGCTGCTTGAGCAGGCACTGCGCCTGCATCGTGACGGCATCCTGCCTGCTACCGGCAACAGGGATCAGGCATGAAGGCGATTGATTTCACCGAGGCCAAGCGGTTTGTTGATGCGCTTGGTAAGCCCGCTGGTGGCGTGCGCCTGCGTGCTTTTCTCCATAAAGAGCACCCATCAAAGGCCAGCGACGCAGGCCGCAAGGGCGGGTTCTCGCGCATCCTGATCAACCAGTGGCAGCACGAAGGCCGCGGCGTTTATGTCGTCATCAATGACGGCGGCGACAAAGACGCTGAGATCGCCACATGCCGTGCGTTCTTTTGCGAATGGGACAACCGCCCCGTCGAATGGCAACTGACCGCATGGCAAGAGCTTGGGCTGCCAGAGCCGACGATGCAGGTATCAACCGGCGGCAAGTCGATCCACAACTACTGGGTGCTATCGGACGCGATCACCACTGAGCATTGGAAACTACTTCAGTCGCGGCTGCTGGACTACGCCGACGCAGATCGCACAACCAAAAACCTTGCCCGTGTCATGCGGCTGCCCGGCACCTACCACGCCGGTGCTGATGGCCAGCTAGGTGACATGTGCAGCATTGTCGGGTTTACCGGCAAGCGTTATGCCGTATCAGACATTGAAGCCTGCCTTCCAGAAGAAGATTTCTATGTCCATCAAGCCAAAGCACGCCGCGAGTCCTACGACCCCGCCAGCCCTGAAGACATCCGCGAAGCGCTGGCATGCATCCCGCCACGCGAACCAGGCGGCAATACCTACGAGAAATACCGCAATATTCTGTGGTCGCTAAAAGCCATCGTCGGTGACGATCAGGCCATTGCGCTGATGGAAGCGCACAGCCCATCAGGCGTTAGCGGATGGAATGTGCGGCAGGTGGCGCTGTCCGGCGGCGATCAGATCAATCCAGGCACGTTCTGGTACTGGGCAAGGCATCACGGATACCGCTCGCCAGCACTTGCCACGCTGCCATCGCGTCGGCCGACCGCTGCTGCAGACCCAGACGAAGCAGTCAACCTGCAGCTCTACAGCAAAACCGGCACCGAATACCTAGATCTGGTTGTTCGGCATGTGTTCCATTACCCCGAGCAGCGGTGGATCTGCGTTGACGGCATCCTGCATTGCTGGGACGGCAAGCACTACAAGCCATGCCCCGATGAGGAACTGACGCCGCAGATCGCAGCATTCCTGTCGATGGTGTACGTGATCAACAGCAACAGCGGCACACCAGAGCACCCATGGAAGCGGCCGAAATATGTGGATGAAGCCCTGGCATGGATGCGGCGTCTGCTGCCACCGGTTGAGGTCAACCCGCACACCGCGATCAACTGCCGTAATGGCGTAGTCAGCTGGTCATGGGATCACCGCAAGGTGCAGGTGATATTCGAGCCGCATCACCCCGACCGCGCTTTTACCTATGTCACGGCCTACGACTACGACCCCGAAGCCAACCCGCAACACCTTTGGCGCCTGCTAGAGGCAGTCGAGCCTGGCGACCGCGACACCTTGCAGCGCATTCTCGGCAGCGGGCTTGATCTAGCCAAATACCGCGCCACACGCGGTAGGCCACGCGCAGTCCTCATGATCGGTGAGGGCAGCAACGGCAAGGACACCATCCGCACTGCATTACGCGACACGCTCGGCAGCCGTAATTTCACGTCCTGCACATTGGCCGATTTCCGTCAATACGACACAGGCCGCAAATTCCCTATCGCGCCGCTTCGTGGCGCCTCCGTTAACTGGAGTAGCGAAAACAGTCAGTTTGTCCATATTGACAATTTGCAGTCGCTTAAAGCTGCAATCAGCGGTGAGGAATTGAGCTACGAATTGAAGGGCGTTCAGGAATCCCAGTTCGTGCCATCTGCTTTGTTTGTCTTCAACCTAAACAAAGACCCATCGCTGGCTGGTGATCAGGTTGCCATCGAAACTCGTTTTCATGTTTTTAAGTTTCGCAAGACATTTATGGCGACACCAACTGAATCCAACCACATACAAGCCGATCCAAGATTAAAGGATGATCCTGCCTTTATTCAGCAAATGATTTGTCCTGCATTTCTTAATTGGCTGCTAGAAGGCTTGATGCTTGCCGTTGGTGATGGTATCGATTACAGCTCAGGCAGGCAGGCAATGGAAGATGTCAGGCGCGCTAGTTGTCACCTATGGGAGTTCTGCGATGCTGTTGGCCTTACCTTTGAGCCAGGATCACAAGTGAGTGTTGGGCGTGTCTACGACGCTTTGCAATCTTGGTATCGAGAAGAAGGCTATCTGGACAAAAATGATCGCTGGTTAGTTGATCCTCCAGGCGATCGAACGGTCAAGGCAAGGCGGCTTCTGGTCCCTGCACTGCGCCAGATCTTCCCGAAACTTGCGTCCGAACGCGGCTCTGGCAAGTCCCGTGAGCGTCTCATCATGGGTCTCAAGTTGGATCCATGGACATGATGTCGGACGCAACTAGCGTCCGATCGGACGCAAGTCGGACGCAAATTTCGGACGCAAAAACCCTGTCCCTATCTTTCTTTTTACCCTTTCGGACGCTAATAGGGGTAAAAAATCAATAAAAGAAAAAAAGAGAGGAAATGTAACAAGGTGAACATTGTGGATTAATAGGGGGGGATAAGGAAAAATGCCGATTTTGCGTCCTCCCTTGCTACGACTAGGTTTTTTGCGTCCGACAACAGCTCACTTGCGTCCGAACCCAGTCAGGGACTAGGATTTTGCGTCCGACCCCCTCTAGCAACCAAATGCGTGAAATTAAAGTCCGGTTTGATGAGGCTGACCTGGTGGCGCTCGACCAGCAGGCGGCAGTGGCTGGCATGTCGCGTGCAGAACTCATTCGTAGCCGGGCGCTTGTGTTGAATTGCGACAATGGACTTACCGTTGCTGACTATCACCGACTAACGTCTGCCGCAACTGCTTACCTGCGCGGCGATATTCCCCGTCGATTGGTTGAGCAGCTTGTCGCTTTTGTCATTACATGGATCCCATCCTCGTCTCAACCAAACAGCAACCCGTCATCGATCGACTGAGCGACATCACCGACATGGCCCTTGCGTGCGCCGCCGCGGTCATGGACAATGCCACCGATGATGGTCAGCCCATCCCCGCTGAACTGGTCGCCAATTTTCAAGGCGACTTCGATCGCATCATCGATTACCTCACCCATGCAGCTAGTGTCTGATCCTGTTAATCACCCTGACCACTACACCGCCAGCAGCATTGAATGCATTGATGCCATCCGCGCAGCACTCACACCAGACGAATGGCGCGGATACATCAAAGGCAATGCAATGAAATATCTCTGGCGCGAACGGCTTAAGGGTGGCGATCAGGATCTGGCTAAAGCCGTTTGGTATCTCACTCACCTGCATCAATGAAACTCATCACCACCCAAGGCGATCTCGCCTATGCGCTGCGTACCGTGGCGCCCGCTATCGCCACCAGCACCAGTCACCCGATCCTGAGTTGCGCGCTGGTTGCCGCTGCTGATGGCCGCATGACCATCACCGGCTTCAACCTGGACCTTGGCATCAGCGTCAGCGTGCCAGCAGCAGTAGAAGCAGCCGGCACCGTTGCATTGCCTCATAGGCTGCTAGCAGGCCTTGTGAGCCGTTTTGAGGATGGCGAGGTACTGACCCTCTCGGATGGCGCTCTCGTGGCTTCTGGGGCCTCCTACGGGCTTGCTGTGCAGGATGCGGCCGATTACCCCGCCTTGCCTGTAGTTGAGGCCGATTGCACCGAACTGATGCTGTCAGCCGGTGTACGCGCCTGCCTGCCATGCACCAGCACCGATATCAGCAAAGCAATGCTGCAAGGCATCCACCTCGCCAGTGGTCACATGGAGGCAACAGACGGCCATCGCCTGATGCGCTATGCCGTAGACCTGCCCGATGGCATTGACCTGGTGCTACCAGCCAGCACCATGCGGCTACTTCAAGATCAAGCCGTCACGATCGCGCACGCTAGTGGTCAGGCCGTTATCACCACTGCCGATGGCATCACCATCTACAGCCGCATTCTTGATGGCAAATACCCAGACGTCGCGGCACTCATCCCGCCAAAGTTCAAGCACACCATCACCGCAGACCGTCATCGCCTAGCCCGTTGCCTAGAGCGCGTGGCACTCATCGCAGAAGCGCACAACTCGATCGTTAAGCTCACCGTTGCTGATGGCACACTCACCATCACCGCCGAAGCCGATGCCAACAACGGCAAGGAGCAGCTAGACATAGACGGCACCGCTACTGGCACTTGGGCATTCAACGTGCATTACCTGCTCGACGGCCTTAAAGCCTTCAAAGGCCATGAATCGGTTACACTGCACGCCAACGCTGCTACAACTCCTGTAGTGTTGACCCCGGCTAACGTAAAAGGGCAGACATATCTCGTTATGCCGGTTCAAATTCGCAATTAAGTAGGTGGCTAAAAAGAGCACCAACGTGGAGATCGATGAACGGGTAAATACCGTTTACGATCTCCTTTTGCGTGCTTACAGCAGAACGCAAATTCTTCGCTATGCCGCAGAAACGTGGGACGTATCTGAACGGCAGGCTGAGCTTTATATGTCCCGCGCCCGCCAGTTAATGCAACTGGATGCTGAGCTAGAGCGCCCGCAATGGCTTGCTGCTGCTGTGGCGCGCTTGGCCGATTACGAGCGTCAGGCACGCGAAAAGGGCAACCTCAGCATTGCTATTAAGGCGCTAGAGGATCAAGCAAAGTTGCTGCGGTTTGAGATGTCGTGAGCCTGCTCAACGGCATCTGCGAACCTGGCACCCTGCTTGGGTTTATGAATACTGCTACGCAGCAGGACACTGCAGAGTTGTTAGAGAGAATCCGCGCAGACCTGCACCCTGGGCAGCTTGCTTTCGTTGATGACACCAGCACGCAGATATTGGGCATCAGCGCTGGTTATGGCGCTGGCAAGACACGGGCGTTATGCGCCAAGGCCGTGATGCTCGCCGCGGCCAATCAGGGCTTTATAGGCGCGGTGATGGAGCCGACCGGCCCGCTGATCCGCGACATTTGGCAGACGGACTTCGAGTTTTTTTTAGAGGCGTACGAGATCCCATACACCTTCAGAGCAAGCCCGTTGCCGGAGTACATGCTGCACCTGCCGGGCGGTGATACAAAAATCCTGTGCCGATCCTTTGAGAACTGGTCCCGCATTATCGGTTTGAACCTGGCATGGGTGCTGGCAGATGAGATCGACACCGTGACGCCCAGCATTGCCAATAAGGCATTCCCTAAGATCCTTGGCCGCTTGCGTGCTGGCAATGTCAGGCAGTTTGGCGCTGCATCGACGCCTGAGGGCTTCCGCTGGATGTGGAACACCTTCGGCAGCGATGAAGCCAAGGCAAGGCCTGATCGGCATCTAATCAAGATGCGCACCGTTGACAACCCGCACCTGCCGCCGGACTTCATCGAACGGCTAGAAGCCAACTACGACCCGAGCCTGTTGCGGGCATACCTCGACGGCGAGTTCGTCAACCTGACAACTGGACAGGTTTATGACCGCTTTGACCGCGCTAAGCATGTGGTCAGCGAGTTACCTGATACCGACCGCGAGCCGCTGCGCATCGGCGTTGACTTCAACGTTGGCAACATGTCGGCGGTGATCGCCGTCAGGCTTGGCAGCAGCCTGCTGGTCATTGATGAGATCAGTGGCGCCCATGACACCGACGCACTGGCGCAGGAGATCGTCAGGCGTTACCCCGAGCGGCGCATGTATGCCTACCCAGATGCCAGTGGCGGCAACCGCAGCACTAATGCAAGCCAAACCGATGTGCAGATCCTTGAGTCCTATGGCATGTCAAACCAGTCGCCGCGTGCCAATCCTCCCGTTCGTGATCGGGTGGCTGCTGTTCAGGCTTTGCTGGAAAACGGCAAAGGTCAGGTCAGGTTGCAAGTAGCCGAACGCTGCAAACGGGTAATCGAGTGCCTAGAGCTGCAGTGCTACACCGACCGGGGCGAGCCGGATAAGGACGCCGGCTTTGACCACATGAACGACGCACTGGGCTACCTGATCTGGCGCGAGTTCAACCCGCTACACGCTGGTGCCGGTCGCGGCACTGGCATCAGGCTCTATTAAGGGGGGTTGACCACGGCGGCATAAGGTGCCATTATTGGATCACGCCCGAGAGGGCATTGCAAATCCCACCCATGACCCGCTTTAACCCCACCCGCACCGCTGCCGAGATTGCTGCCTTCAAGGCTCAGAATCTCGCTCAACTTGCTGAGACCGTGGTGATTACACCTGCTCGCAAGCCCGCTCACAAGTCACAGCGTCAAGAGTGGAAGGAGTTTCGCGCTGAAACCCTCGACATGATCGAGACTGCCAAGCGCGAGCGTCACTTTCACATCCTGCCCAAGCTGATGCAGCGCCTGACAACCGCCGACACCATGATTGCCAACCATGCCGTCAGCTGAACCTCAACAGGGGGCGCAAGCCCCCGATTTTGCAAAGTTTACCGAAGCCGAGTATCACGCCCTAGGGCTTTATCAGCCCTGCAAGGGCGCCATTTACATTCCGTCGTCCTCTCCATTTGCGGAAGGCGACATCTGGATCCGCGAAGATTCCGCTGTCTACGTCGCATGGGAGCAAGACATCATGACCACCGACGGCGTACGCACCACACGGCTGTGGTGGGTTCCGCGATCCGAAATGTCAATCCAAACCATTCCACCACTACCATGATCCGCAATCCTTTTTGGAACAGCGTCGCCGCTCTTGTGCTGCTGTTCATGATCTATTGCGCTGGCATTGCTGCTGGCCGTGACCAAGCCGTTCAAGCTCATCACAACCATCCCGCCTGTCATCCCAACCTGAAGCCGTAAACTAAAGCCGATAAGGCCTGCGCGGGCGATCTAATGTATTCCGGATACAACGCATACGATCGCCCACTAGCGCAGCGGACCGTTTCAAAGGTCAACGATCCCAATACGGCATGGTACGCGCAAGAGCCGCATTGGATCCTGATCGAGGACCTGTTGCAAGGCACTTACGGGATGCGCCGCAAGCATCGCCGTTACCTGCCGCAAGAACCACGCGAACTGGACGAGTCCTATGACAATCGCCTAGCACGCAGCGTGTGCCCGCCGTACTACATCCGCCTAGAGCGCATGTTGGCTGGCATGTTGACCCGTAAGCCGGTGCGATTGGATGACACCGCTGACGTTATCCGCGAGCAACTGTTCGATGTAGACCTGCAAGGCAATGACCTCAATGTCTGGACCTACGAAACCGCACGCAAAATGGTCCGCTATGGCCACGTTGGTGTCTTGGTGGATGCACCGGCTGATGGGGGTAGGCCCTATTGGGTGACCTACACGCCTAGGCAGATTCTTGGCTGGCGCACTGAAACAAAAGAAGGCGCACAGGTACTAACGCAGTTGCGGCTGCAGGAAACCGTGATCGTGCCGGATGGTGAATACGGCGAAAAGGCAGTTGAGCAGATCCGTGTGCTAACGCCAGGCGAATACCGTTTGCATCAGCGGCAAGACAGCGGCGAGTTTGCCGTCGTTGATGAAGGCCGCACCAGCCTTAGCGAAATTCCGTTCAGCGTTGCTTACGCCCAGCGGCATGGCTTTATGGAGTCGCGCCCGCCGCTTGAAGACATTGCCGAGTTGAACCTGAAGACCTACCAGATCCAGTCAGACCTCGACAATCAGCTACACATCAGTGCTGTGCCGATGCTGGCGTTTTATGGTTTCCCGTCTGCAGCAGAAGAGGTCAGCGCTGGCCCTGGCGAGGCGATCGCTTTTCCTGCTGATGGCCGTGCTGAATACATCGAACCAGCAGGCAAGAGCTTTGAAGCGCAGTTTCGCCGCCTTGAACAACTAGCGCTGCAGATCAATGAACTTGGCCTGTCGGCAGTGCTTGGCCAAAAGCTGACCGCAGAGACCGCCGAGGCAAAACGCATTGATCGCAGCCAAGGCGATAGCACCATGATGGTGATCGCGCAGAACGTGCAGGACATGATTGATAACAGCCTGCAGTTTCATGCGCAGTACCTTGGCAATGAGGCCGCGGCCGGCAGCGCCTATGTCAACCGTGACTTCCTTGGCGCACGCCTTGAACCGCAGGACATTCAAGCGCTACTGTCGCTCTACACCGCTGGCACGATCTCGCAAGAAACGCTGCTCACCGAACTGGCCGAAGGTGATGTCCTTGGCGATAATTTTGACGTAGAAGAAGAACTAGAGGCAACGTCCAATGGCGGGCTTGATCTACAGGGCGCTGGACGTGCTGACAGACTGGTTAGTGATGCTGATGATCTTGGTGGAGCCGAAGAAGCCGAGGAGGCCGGGACTTGATTACACCATGTGCGAGCTACCTGATGAGGTGCTGGCCGTAGTGCGCATGAAGTATTACAAAAATGGCAAGGCTGCTGAGGTAGACGAGATGGTGATCATGGAAGATGGCCAAAATGGTTTCGACGCATTTGCCGCAGCAGTCCGCGGTGCCCTTGCCCGTGGCGCCGATGTAAGCATCAGATCGCAGTATCGGCCCGATCAGCTTGGCATCATCTGATGGCAACACCAGAAGCGCTATACCGCAACGCGATCGACCTGAACAGGTTCAGCAATAGCGTTGCTCGGCGCATCATTAATGCCTACAACGACATCATCATTGATGCGGTCAACCAACTGCGCGCCATTGATGAGTTAGCGGCTCCAGTCAAGGCGGCACGGCTTCGTGGCATTCTTGCGCAACTCAAGGACAGCCTCGATACATGGGCTGGCGACAGCACCGAGCTAACAGCAATCGAACTGCAGGGCATTGCGCAGCTGCAATCTGAATTTGTCGAGGATCAATTACGGCGTGTGCTGCCAGCAGGCCAGCGCGATGCAGTACGCACTGTTGAAATCAGCCCGCAGTTTGCGCAATCGGTGGTTACAACTGATCCGACGCAGATCAACGTGGTGGCATTAAGCGATGATCTTGTGGCCGCCGTGCAAGGCGCACCACAGACATTCAGCCTCACTGCTGCGCAAGGTGCCACCATCACGCTGCCCAATGGCGAGGTAGTACAAAAAGCATTCCGCGGCATCGCCGTCGATCAAGCCGAGCGTTTCAACCAAGTGGTACGGCAGGGACTGCTGACGGGTGAGCCAACGCCTGATATCGCCAAGCGCCTGATCGGATCATTGCAATTTGGCGAGCGTGCTAAAACCGTCAAGCAGCTAGCAGCAGCAGGCGGTCAAGCCACATCCGTAGCCGACAATCAGATCCTTGCGCTAGTGCGCACCAGTGTCAACCAAGTTGCTAACACCGCCAGTCAACAGGTGTACGAGGCTAATCAAGATGTAACCAAGCGTTACCGCTATGTGGCCACACTGGACACGCGCACTAGCGCAATCTGTGCAGCACTGGACGGCCGCGAATTTGAATACGGTAAAGGCCCAATGCCGCCGCAGCATTTCAACTGTCGCAGCACAACAGTGCCGATTATTGATCCAGACATTCTGCCGCCGTCAACCACTGCAACACGCGCCAGCGCTGCAGGACAGGTGCCGATCAATGAATCCTATGGCCAATGGCTAGCTAAGCAAGATTTAGCGACGCAGGCTAAAGCATTGGGCGCTAACAAGGTGCCGTATTTCCGCAAGCTGTCGGAAAAGTACGGTCCCAAGGATGCCATCGCGAAACTAGTGCGCGATGATGGATCAGAACTAACCTTGGATCAACTCCGGGCGCGCTATGGAACTCCCAGGCCTTAGGCATTTCAGCAACGGTTATATCTACAGCGATCCGGTTGAGGCGCTTGTCGGTGAAGCATGGGTGACGGCGGTTTTATGCCATGCACCCAACGGTGATGTGCATTGGGCAACAACGGACATGGTTACGCTGACCCCAGTGACCGAATGGCGTTATGGCCAAAAAAGCAACCAAGGCCGAGAAGAAGATCGGCAAGGTGATGGGCGAGTACAAAGCCGGAACACTCAAAAGCGGCAAACCCGGCCCCGGCAAGGGTCCAAAGGTCAAAAGCCGTAAGCAGGCCATTGCGATCGCACTGTCTGAAGCCGGCAAATCCCGCAAAACTCGCAAAGGAGCAAAATAATGGCACGTCGTTACATTCGTGATCGCGTTGGAAGATTCTCTGGAGGCGGTGGTGTCACTTATGGCAACCGCAGCGATAGAGATTCAGACAGGCGCGCAGCAAAGCGTGAAACAAACAAACTCAATAAAGAGCAGAAAGCACTTGAAGCTAAAGTAACAAAGCTCAAGGCCAGTGCTCCTAGTGCCAAAGTGGCATCAGCAAAAGCTGGATTAGCAGGTGCGCGTGCTAAAAAAGCAGAAGCCACCAAGAAACTAGAAGCCAGCAAGGCTCGTATGGCTGATCTGAAAGCACAGCTTGCGGCAAGCAAAGCGCGACTTGGCGGAAGGTCGGCTACAAAACGTGGAGCACGGCGATGAAACGCGGTGACCGTGTGAGCTGGATGTATCAAGGCGCCCGCGCCTATGGCATCATCACCAGCATCGGCGGCGAACGGGCGACCATACCCACGCGCAGCGGTGGTAGCGTCACTCGGATCGGCAGTCAAGATGATCCGATCGTTCGCATCAAATCCGAGTCAACCGGCAATGCGGT